AAAATTGTGCCAAAGGCCACTGTAAGTTTTCTTAGGCCTTCGTTATAAAAATAATCGTTAAACATTGTTAAAAATCTCCTGGATCGCCAAAGGGGTTTGCTTCACTAAAATCTAATATATCATCTGCTGTTGATGCTGTATCAAATCCTGCTTCATTATCTAAATCATTATTAGCAGCATAAGTTGATTGTGTTTGTAAATTATAAGTTTCTAATAAAATATATTGAGTTACATTATCAACACTATCATCTTCTAACAACATAGAACCTGATTCGTTTTCTAATGAAACTTGGAAAGCTAATTGACTTAAAGAATAAACGTCCTCTTTTTCATCTATTTCATCAACACCTGTATTTAATTCTTCTGAACTATATTCCCAACGTGTGACTCTTAATTTATAAACTGGTAAATTTCCTAATTGAAAAAATGGTTGTTGATCTTCTACAAACTGTATTTCAAAAAAACTATTCATTAAAGGTAGATAAAGTATATCGCCTTCATTTGGTCGGCCTTCTTTAATTAATGCCGTTCGAGAATCTACTAAATCACCAAATCTTCTTTTAGAAATCATAAAGGTAGTATCTTCACGTATTTCTAAACCAAATTTATTAATTATTTCTTGTTGGCCAGCAAAACCTTCTGATGTTTCAAAATAGGCTTCAATTGGAAAAGCAGATTTAAATTTACTTGCTACATCTTCACCTAATATAATATCTTTATTGACAAGTGTTCGTGGTAAATAATAGACATCGTGGCCATACATACGTAGGCCTTCTATAATTAAATCTTCGTGTAGTGTTTGTTCAGCACGATTTCCTATACCATTGCCTTCCTGGAAATAATGATTTACTGGCATACATTAACCCATCATAAAAGTTGGACTTATTTCGTATGAATCTCTTATTTCTTTTTCTAATTTTTCTATTTCAGTTTGTGCTTCTGTAAATAATTTTTCTCCATTTAACGTAACTCCACCTATCATAGTAACGCCAGCGAACTTGCTAAGGTTACTTCCCCATTGTCTTTTTATTTGAGCTGTAACATATCTTTTTAACCAAAGATCATTATACACATTTGGAAAAGTATCAGGATCTAATTTACGATAACACTCTATAATTAAATATTCATCTTCTTGTAAATCATTTGTCCAATCCATATCAACATATAATCTATTATCGTGTTGTTGATAACGTATAGGTTTCATACCTACTAAAATTTGATCTAAGAAATCTAAATGTCTTAACACCATATCATAGTTAATAATTGATGTTGAAGCAAAGTCATATAAATCATTTAAACGTAATTGGTATCTTACATCAAATAAATTCATATTAGCTTTATCTGAAAACGGAAATATATTAATAACAGAAATTACTGTTTCAGGAACTACAAGGAAATTATTAGATTCATACCAAGTTGTTGTTACAGCATCTTGTGTAACTGATTCTGAAGTAGGAGTTGGAGCTTGAAGTCTTGTTTTGTCTGCTGCTGTTAACTTATATTTAAGATATGTTCTTCTTATACCGTCATAATGGTATTGAACGTAAAATTGAACGGCCTCATCTATACGATCTTCGACTTGATCGTTGTCCACATTTATTTCAATAACTGGTTTACCTAATGAACGTAAAGCGTATTGTTTTAGTGTTTCTCTAGTTGATGGCGTTGCCATTTTATACCTTTTTTAGTCTTATTTACTATATTTATAATAGTATTAACCAAGAGCAACGGCCTGTGCTATGGCAAAAGCTTTTGATGCCCTAGCGTCTAATTGTGTTTGAATATTAGATGTTACACCATCTGTAAAGTTTAATTCTGATGCTGTTGCTGTTACGGCTACATCTTCATTAATTTTAGGAGATGTAAATGTTTTATTAGTTACAGTATCTGTTGTTGCTCTGCCAACCAAAGTATCAGTAGAGGTTGGTAATGTTAATGTACCTGTGTTTGAGATACTTGAAATAATTGGTGTTGTTAATGTTTTATTTGTTAATGTTTGTGTACCTGTTAAAGTCGTTACTGTGCTATCTATATTAAATGTTATACTATCACCTGAAATTACAGAAGTAATACCTGTACCACCAGCCAATAATAAAGCCTCACCTAGAGAAATAGTTGATGTTGTTGAACTGTCATCTACAATAGTAAATGATGAATTTGTTAATGATGAATTTGCAATGTTAGTAATGGTGTTATCAGAACCACTAATTGTTTTAGTAGTTAATGTTTGACTATCACTTGTACCTACAATTGTTCCTGAAGGAACAGCTTTTCCTAAAACTTCTGTTGATGATAATACTGTTGAATTATTAATTTTGAAAACTTTAGTAGAAGCAAGATCAATATGTTCTGAAGATGTAAATGAATCCGTAGCATCTAACCAATTAAATGTTTTATCAGTTGTTCCTTTGATTGTGATACCAGCGCCATCGGCTGTCACATCCGTAGGAGTTGCAACAGAAGCTAATTCAATGTTTTTATCATCTACGGTTAAAGTTGTAGAATTAATTGTAGTTGTAGTGCCATTTACAGTTAAATCACCACCTACAGTTAAATTAGTTCCTATTGTAACATTGCTTGGTAATCCAATTGTAATTGTATCGCCTGATATAGTTGTTTCTATTTCGTTTGATGTTCCTGAAATTTTTAGTGTTTCACCTAAACTTATAGTAGTTGTTGATGATGTGTCATCTGCTAATGTAAAACTTGAATTTGTTAAAGATGTGTTAGCAATATTTGTTAAAGTGTTTGAAGAACCACTAATAGTTTTATTTGTTAAAGTTTCAGAACCAGCTAATGAAGCTAAATCAGCATCAGATACAGCCGTATTAAATTCGGCTAAAGTACCAGTAATTGTATTTGTATTTAAACTGATTGATTTATTAGTTAATGTATCTGTAGTAGCTTTACCAACCAATGTATCAGTCGAAGTAGGTAACGTTAATGTTCCAGTGTTAGAAATACTTGAAATGATTGGTGTAGTTAATGTTTTATTTGTTAAAGTTTCTGTGCCAGCTAATGAAGCAAAGTCAGCATCAGATACGGCCGTATTAAATTGAGCAAGAGTACCAGTAATAGTATTTGTTGATAAAGAAATCGATTTATTTGTTAACGTATCTGTAGATGTTTCGGTAACAACAGTGCTTTCTAAAGCAATTGTAAGTGTATCTCCAGAAATACTTGTATCAATACCAGAACCGCCAGCTATCTTTAACGTTTCACCTAAACCGATTGTTGTAGTAGTTGAACTGTCGTCAGTTAAAGTAAAATTTGAATTTGTTAAAGATGAATTTCCAATATTTGATATTGTGTTTGATGAACCACTTATAGTTTTATTTGTAAGTGTTTCACTACCAGCTAATGAAACTAAATCAGCATCAGATACGGCCGTATTAAATTCGGCTAAAGTACCAGTAATTGTATTTGTGCTTAAAGAAATTGATTTATTAGTTAATGTATCTGTTGTTGCTCTGCCAACCAAAGTATCTGTTGATGTAGGTAAAGTTAATGTACCTGTGTTTGAGATACTTGAAATGATTGGTGTAGTTAATGTTTTATTTGTAAGCGTTTCAGAACCAGCTAATGAAGCAAAGTCAGCGTCTGATACAGCCGTATTAAATTGAGCAAGAGTACCAGTAATTGTATTTGTGCTTAAAGAAATTGATTTATTAGTTAATGTATCGGTTGATGTTTCTGTAACTATTGTGCTTTCTAAAGAAATAGTTAAAGTATCTCCTGATATTGCTGTATCAATACCTGAACCACCGGCTATCTTTAATGCTTCACCTAAAGAAATATTAGTTGTTGATGAACTATCATCAACTAAAGTAAAAGACGAATTAGTTAAAAATGCATTACCTATTGTTTCGCCTGATTGAAATTCAGCTAGTCCTGTAGGATTATTTGATCCATCTAGTACGAGTCGTAAAGGTGTTTTATCTGCCATTTTTAAAACCTATATGCTGGGTTGTTATCATCAAAAGCTGTAGCAGCTGTTAATGCTGGTGTTGAAAGACCACCTGAATTTGTATAAACTTCTGTAAAATAATTCTTAGATATATTTGGTCTAAAAGTAAAATGAGCTGCGGCTGTAGCTAAACCAATAGAATTTGTAAATATATCTACTTGTTGTTTAACATTATTAGAATAAAAAATATCTGTAAATGCTTTTTGAAGTGTTCCTATACTTACGCTTGTGTCAGTAGTTGGTACTAAATTTGTTGTTATGTTAGTTAAATCTGTTGAACCGCCAATTTCTTTTATAGTGCCACTATCATTTATGTATAATTTTTGTGCTGAAGTATCAACAGCCACCTCACCACTTTCAATATTACCTGATGTAGGAGTTGCTGTGCCTCTTTTTAATTTTATTACTGTTGACACTTATTCTCCTAAGTTAATAATTAAAATGTTCCGCCGTCTATTTTCGTAATTGCTACTGAACCTGATGTTACTAAGAAGTTATCTGTTGGAAAGAAAGCTACACCGGCGTTTGCTGATGTTGCTAATTCTCCTGATATTCTTACAGTGTTACCTATAACAGTTGTATCTATACCTTCGCCAGCTAAAAATTCAATATTACCACCAAGTGCTACTGAACCTTGTGTAGAACTCTCATCTGTAAAGAAAATGGTTGAGTTTGCTAATTTAGCATTTGTTACGGCACTGTTCTGTATTTTAATAGTTGTAACAGCATCAGTTGCTAATTCATTAGCAGCAATACCTGAAGCTTTAACTCTTAAAGCATCAGAAGAAACTTCAATTGTTGTATTATCAACGGCAACATCTAAAGTATTACCAGTTTTTGTTAAAGCATTACCAGCACTGATTTGTCCAGCTCCTGAGAATTGAACAAAAGTAATATCTGTTGTACCTAAAGTAGGTGTGCCATTAAATGTTGTTACGTAACCATTGTCGGCATTATCTGTACCTTCTTCAACAAAGAAAAAAGCACCGCCTGTTAATTCACCTGCTGTGTCAGCATCTGGCCCTCTTGTTAAAACAAAAGCAGCAGCGCCTGAACCTGTAGTAGTTACAACGTAAATACCGTTTTGAACAGCACTTGCTTGATTCTTAATTAAAACTCTATCAGCAACCGAAACTGTAACACCGTCAATAATTAAAGCACCGTTGGCACTAGCAGTTAAAGTACCAGCTCCATTACTATAAGTAACAGTAGCTAAAGCAGCTGTTGTAGCAACTCTTACTGATGTTTTAACGTCTAGTCCATTCGCTACACTGTCAACGTATGCTTTTGTAGCAGCGTCTTGATCGCCTGAAGGATCTGATAGACTTGTAATTCTACTTGAATTTACATCTACTGTACCAGTTCCTTTTGGATCTAAAACTATATTAATATTTGAATCACTACCAGAAGAAGCGATTGTAACGCCATTACCTGTGGCTGAGTTTGAAATTTCTAATTGGTTTACGGCAGAACCAATTGTATTAAATAAAATTAATTCATTACCATTGGCATCAGCAATAAAACCATCATCTACTATTTTAGGAGCAGTAAGTGTTTTGTTACTTAATGTTTCTGTGCCAGCTAATGAAGCAAAATCAGCATCTGATACTGCTGTATTAAATTCAGCAAGTGTACCAGTAATTGTATTTGTGCTTAAAGAAATTGATTTATTCGTTAGTGTATCAGTAGAAGATTCTGTAACTACTGTGCTATCAATGTCTAAAGTAATTGTGTCGCCTGATATAGATGAAGTAATACCTGTACCACCAGATATTTTTAATGTTTCACCTAAACTAATTGTAGTTGTTGATGAAGTATCATCAGAAATAGTAATTGCCGAATTTGTTAAAGATGAATTACCAATGTTTGATATTGTATTACTAGAACCACTAATTGTTTTATTTGTAAGCGTTTCACTACCAGCTAATGAAGCAAAATCAGCATCAGATACAGCCGTGTTGAACTCAGCAAGTGTACCAGTAATTGTATTTGTGTTTAAACTAATTGATTTGTTTGTTAAAGTATCTGTTGAAGATTCAGTAACTACTGTGCTATCAATGTCTAATGTAATTGTATCACCAGAAATAGATGAAGTAATACCTGTACCGCCAGCAATTTTAAGTGTATCTGAACCTAAAGTTATATCAACTGTTGATGAACTGTCATCTGAAATTGTTAAAGTTGTAGAAATATTTTGTGTTGAAGCACTTGTAATTCTACCTTGTTGGTCTACTATGATTACTGGTATAGCTGTAGAAGAACCATATGTACCTGGTGTAACAGCAGTGTCATCTAAATCTATATTAACAGTGTCGCCTGAAATAGTAGCTGTAATGCCTGTATCTCCAGAAATCTTTAATGATTCACCTAAACTAATTGTAGTTGTAGATGAACTATCATCAACTAAAGTAATAAATGAATTTGTTAGAGATGTATTACCAATGTTTGATATTGTATTGCTAGCACCATCTATTGTTTTATTTGTTAAAGTTTGTGTGCCTGTATTAGAAACTAAAACAGCATCAGCGTTACCTATTGTAGAACCACCTGGTAATGTTAATATATTTGTAGCACCTTGAGAGTGTGGTTGAGATGCAATTCTTTGTCCATGTGAATTAACGTGGCAGTTTAATTGTATTTGACCAACTATACTTGAATTATCTCCTTGTATTTCTAAAATGTTTGTTGCTGGCTTAAATACAATATTTCCTGAAGCAGAAGTTGTAGTTCCACCAAGTACAGGAGATGTTAAAGTTTTATTTGTTAATGTAGTTGTAGAAGATGCTGTTACTACTGTACCATCGACAGCTATAGTAATTTTATCGCCAGAAATAGTTGTATCAATACCTGTGCCACCTTCTATCTTTAATGATTCACCTAAACTAATTGTAGTTGTAGATGAACTATCATCAACTAAAGTAATTGATGAATTATCTAAAGATGAATTAGCAATATTTGATATTGTATTACTAGAACCACTTATAGTTTTATTCGTTAATGTATCAGTTGTAGCTCTGCCAACTAAAGTATCAGTAGAAGTTGGTAGTGTTAAAGTACCTGAATTTGAAATACTTGAAATTATTGGTGTTGTTAATGTTTTATTTGTTAATGTATCTGTTGTAGCTCTGCCAACTAAAGTATCAGTAGAAGTTGGTAAAGTTAATGTACCTGTATTACTGATTGAAGAAATTATTGGTGTTGTTAAAGTTTTATTTGTTAAAGTTTGTGTGCCTGTTAAAGTTGCTACAGTATTGTCAATGTCTAAAGTAATTGTAGAACCAGAAGCTGTTGAAGTTAATCCTGTTCCACCTGAAATTTTAATTGTTTGAGATGATGGTACAGTGATAACTGTTGAAGCATCATCAGAAATGTTTATATCTGTAGAAACATTGGCAAAACTTAAAACACCAGAAGCATCGACTTGTAAAAATTGGCCATTTGTACCGGCAGCAGCAGGTAAAGTAATTGTGTGAGATGTTGTTACATCATTAGGAGATTTTAATGCTACAAAATTAGAACCGTTATTTGTTCCTTCATTAAATTTAATTGTACCACCTGTTGAAGCACTATTTCCTATAAAAAGTTCGTCTATGGCCTTATTTGAATCTACAAGAATTGCTGAAGAAGCTGTTAAAGTTCCTGTTACGTGATCTGTTAAATTTGTAAAATATTTACCACCAATGACATCTATATTTGCAGCAACGCCATTTGTTTCTGTGCCTGTTCCTATAAAAAGTCTATCGCCACTATTTCCTTGTGTACCGACTCCAAATGTTAAAGCTAATTCACCTTGTGCTAAAGCATTAGGTGCCGTTGTTCCTGAAGAACGTAAAATTTTAATAATAGTTGACATTTTTCTCCCTAAAAGTTACCAGCGTTAAATATAATGGTTCCCGTTGTTGTTTCTAATTCTGTTCTTGCTACAAATTTTTCATCACTTGCTCTGTATTGCAATAGAGCACCATCTTCTATACCTGTTGTAACCACATCTTGTAAAAGTGCCAGTTTCAAAGCACTATTTTGTAAAGTTGAACCTGATGGTAGTTGAACACTTACCTGTTGAGGTAGGCCACCTGTTTTTGGAGTAATTTTTGCTGTAACTCCGCCAGTTGTGTTAATAACTGCTTTTACCATAGGTTTACTTCTAAATTTTACTAATATTTATAATAAAACTATACTGTAAAATAATATAAAAAATTAAATAGTTGCTGATGGATAAACAGTTACTATTCCTTCAACCACTCGTGTAACTGTGCTGTCGGAAGTCTTTAATATTTCAACGTCATATACATAACGGCCTTCTTCTAAACCGTTTGTTTGGTCAGCATTTAATGATATTGTAACAACACCTGTGGCTGTATTAACTGCTGTTGTGAAGTTTGTTCTTGTATGTGTGGAAGCATAACCTTTGGCCAGTTTAGCTGTTGCTGTATGGCCAGTCAGATTAAAGATACTGTCATCATCACCTGTAACTGTTACGTCTGAGGAAAATGAGGCACCTTGATCGATTCTAAGGTTTGCTATTGCGGCCATTGTTTACTTCTTAATCTTTGCTATTTCTTCTTTAATTTTGTCGTTATAATAAGAAGTTAATACGTCTATTTTTTCAATTTCGATTGTATGTCTAGTTCTACTTTGTTGTATCTCTTGTCTAGCCATTATTACATTTTTTAAATAAACACTTAGTTCTTCTTCTTTATATACTACACCGTCAATTGTTATATCTGCCATAATTTTCCTTTTCCTCTATTTATAAAAGTTTTAAATAGTTACTTGTTAATTTTTTTAGAGATAAGTCAAAGGCTATGGTTATTCTCTCTTCCTCTCCATTATGAATATCTGTATAGTGTGGTATACATTCTTGGAATAAAGTTATTTTTCCAACTTCATTTTTACTACTATATATTTCAGGTTCATTGATTTGATTTACAGGATTTATGTAAATAGTAGATGTATTAGAACACTTTATACATATATGGCCACCCAAATAACTATCTGGTATAACAGCGTGTATATGAGGTTTAATTTGTTCGCCTTTTCTCATTACATTAAACCAACTTTGTATATATAATTCATTAGGTATAGGTAAATTAAGTTTATACAAAAAATTATTATGAATTTTTATTATATTATATTTTATTTTATCTATTTGTTTATTTTTGAAGTTAAATACATTATATTCAGTAAATCTTACAGTTGTAGATTTATCACTTAATCCTGTATAACCATCATATAATTTACCGTTTTCTCTAATTTTTAATGGTATTTTTTTAATTTCTTTTTCTTTAATTAATAAAAATTTGGTTAATTTATTAAAGTTAATATCATTAACATAACTTTCACATAAAAAATAATTCCATTCAGGAGCAAAAAAGTTATTTTTGGATTGACTTTTAAAATTAATAATATTAAATTCATTCATAATATAGTTTTTCAAATATTACTGAAACTTGTATCTGATTACTACTATGCCTTTGCCGCCTAAACTTCCTGATCCGCCACCGACACCGATTGTAAATCCCGCTCCGCCACCGCCACCGCCTGTATTTGCTGTACCATTAGTTCCATTTGCATTACCAGGAGCACCGGCTCCTCCTCCACCAGAACCACCAGCTGCAGCGCTCACTCCGCCACCTCCTAATTGTTGATTTCTGGCGCCGCCGCCACCTCCACCTGCAAAATATCTTCCTGGTGCTGGACCTGGTGTTCCATAACTCGGTGATGTTGGTCTAAAAAATGTAGGAGATATAGGACTTCCAATTCCACCTGATCCTGCAGTTTGATTTCCCGGAGTAGCATTTCCTCCTGAAGCTGCTATTCCTCCACCTCCTCCTCCAACATTATTACCACTTGGTTCAGCTCCTCCTTGACCTGTACCTCCATTATTTCCTTGTGATGGACTTACTGGAGGGGTATTTCCTGTTCCTCCACAACCTCCTGCATAACCTCCCCCACCACCTGAACCACCAGGTGTTCCTCCAGAACCTGAAGAACCTGCTCCTCCGCCGTGGATATTTTATAAACACAACTTCAGCTGCTCATATCTTTACACTTCCTATTTCAGCAACAAGAGGCGATACAATTGCAATTGTTGATTACGCTGAAACTTTTGCTACAAATAAATTAACGATAGCAAGAAATGGACATAATATACAAGGCGTAGCCAATAATTC